GCACTGACCAAATTTGTTATTTGGAATGGTCGGGATATACCGATGATATTCACGATGAGCGAAACTGGGTCGCAAGTAATCCAGCTCTAGGCCACACAGTCCATGAGGACAATATCCGGGCTATTCTTAATGATCCGCCGCACGTAGTCCAGCAGGAAGTTTTATGCCGCTGGATTCATCAAAAGGATGCAGTCATTCCGGCAATTTCGTGGCAAGAATGCACCGATGAGTCAGCCCAGCTTGATCCAGAGAAAACAACATGGTTTGGCCTTGACTTATCGCCGGATCGTAGAGCGGGCGCATTAGTCGCCGCCCAGAAGCTCAGTAATGACAAATTTGTGGTCAAATTGCTTCGGACGTGGGAAAACTCTGTATCTCTTAACGACTTGGAAATGGCAAATCAAATTGCTGACCATTTTAAGAAATATCCGGTTGAAACAATTGCCTATTCAAAGAGAACGGCCACAGCTGTTGCCGGTCGTTTGTTACCAGCTGGAATTCCCATCATGGACTTCGATGGTCATAATTACGCGACCGCATGCGATCAATTGCTTTCTGCCATTACGTCGAACCGATTGCGCCATGCTGGGAACGAGGAATTGACCAAACAAATGCTCTCAGCCGTTAGATTGCCACATGGCGATGGGGGATGGGTTATTGGACGCAGAGCGTCACAAACCACAGTTTGTGCAGCTGTTGCCACAGCTCTTGCAACATTCTACGCGACACGCCCAGAGACGGAGATTGACATTCTCGTTGGATAGTGTTCCAAACGTGGGAAAATTCTCGCATGGGATTCAGAGACATCTTTGTTCGAAATTCATCCGTCACAGAGCTGACATACGACGTCTCTGCATCTCTTGCTCCAGTGACGACGCTAGATTCACTCTCGCCATTCTTTCGCGGTAATCGCACAGCTACACGTCAAGAAGCAATGAGTGTTCCCGCAATTGCTCGCGGTCGAAACATCATTTGCTCATCAATTGCATCAATTGGCATTGAAGTGCGTGATCGTGTTACTGGAATGATTGTTGATTCGCCACGAGTCATTCACACACCAGACCCACGAATTCCCGGAGTAGCGACCTACGTCTGGACGCTAGAAGATTTGTTATTCCATGGGTACGCGTATTGGCAAATTACCGAGGTGTTCGCTGATACGCAGCGCGTTCGTAGCGTTCAAAGAATTTCGCCAGAGCGTGTAACTATCAACACCAATTCAGATTCAACCGAAATTGAATCATATTCAATCGATGGTCACACACCTTTGCCGCTCTCAGGCATTGGAAGTTTATGCGTGTTTTACGGAAACGATGAAGGCTTGCTCAACAGAGCTGGTATGACTATCCGCACCGGTGCGGAACTGGAACGTGCGGCTGCACTCTATGCGCGTGAGCCTGTTCCGCAAATGGTATTGAAATCAAATGGAACTGCATTGCCAGCAGATCGCATTGCAAAACTCTTGGAGTCTTGGGGTGCAAGTCGTAGAAATCGCACAACCGCGTTTTTGAATGGTGATATTTCGCTTGAGACTTTGGGATTTGACCCAGAAAAATTACAGCTTGCAGCTGCAAGAAGTTACATTGCAACCGAGCTTGCCAGAGCTTTAGGAATTCCAGCTTATTTTATTGATTCCGAAACCGGATCAAGCATGACGTATTCCAACGCCAGCACGACACGTCAAACCCTTTTGGATTTCTCTTTAATTCCGTTGATGAACAGCGTAACCAAAAGGTTATCAATGCCAGATTTCTTGCCATCATCACAACGCGCAGATTATGCGTTAGACGATTACTTACGCGGCTCAGCTTTAGAACGCGCACAAATCTATGAAATTCTCAATCGCGTCGGCGCATTGAGTGCAGAAGAAATCCGAATTCAAGAGGAGATGATCCGATGAAGGTATTAACACCATTCACAATCACAGCGGCCGATTCAGAAGAACGCACTATCACCGGCCAAATTGTGCAATTCGATACGCCAGCAAATGCATCGACCGGCAAAGTATTATTCAAATCCGGTTCATTGATTCCAGCATCTGTAAAACTGAACCTTGAACACGATTCTAAAAGACCGATTGGAAAAACTTTAAGCATGGAATTGGCTCCAGATGGCAAGTCAATAAATGCCACGTTTAAGATTTCTAAGACAACAGCCGGCTCAGATGCAATCCAAGAAGCGATGGATGGACTTCGCGACGGATTCTCAGTTGAAGCAAATGTCGCAGATCATGGATTTAACGAGGACGGCACAATGGTCGTCAATTCAGCGACTTTGGTCGGCGTCGCATTAACACACAACCCAGCATTCGATGAAGCTCGCGTCTCTCATGTCGCAGCAACAACCGAACAAACACCAGAAGAAACATCAACCGAAGGAGACGCAGTGGAACCCACTACCGAGAAAACAGAAGCACCAGCCGCCGAGGTGGTCGAGGCTTCACAGCAAGTCATTCACGCTAACAAGCCAGCACCATATTTCACTTCACCACGATCACCAATTGTCAATCTTGGCTCATGGATGGAACACTCAATCAAAGCAAAGTTGAACCCAATGTCAGATTCTGCAATTTACGTTGCAGCAGCTAACGATGACCTTGGAACTACTAACCCAGCTTTCAACCCAACACGTCAGCTCACAGAAGTTATCAATGCACTCAGCAACGGAACTCGTGGAGCAATTGATGCAATCAGCCGCGGAACACTTCCGGACGCTGGACTTCAATTTGAAATCCCAAAGATTTCTCAAATTGCAGAAGTTGATCCTGTTGCAGAAGGTGGCGCAGTAACAAACACAGGAATTGAGTCAAGTTTCATTTCAATTCCGGTCACACGCTTTGCAGGTCGCAACATTCTGACAACAGAAATCATCGACCGCAGCTCACCAGATTTCTTCAATGAGCTTGTTCGTATCATGGGCGCAGCAATGGCCTTTGCTCAGAATAAGTACGTTGCAGCTCAGATCAAGACAGATTCTGTCTCAGATGGAACTCCAACAGCTAACACAGCAGCAGGATTGATTGCATACGTCAGCCGCGCAAATGCAGCTGTTTATGCAGGAACTCAACGCTTTGCTCGCAACATGCTCGTATCACCAGCACAGTGGTCAAACATCATGGGCTATAACGACAACGGCACACCGCTATTCAATGCATACCAGCCACAAAATCAGGCCGGTCTTGTCACTGGTCAGTCACAACGCGGCGTCGTACTTGGCTTGAATTTCTTTGTTGATAATTCAGGTGAAATCACTGGCACTGGCGATGACTCAATGATGGTAATTGAGCCAGATGCTTACACATGGTACGAGAGCGGAAACTTCCGTCTTGATGTCAATAAGCCATCTGACGGAACTGTTGAGATCTCACTCAATTCTTATGGTGCATGCGCCACAAAGGTTGCAGCGGGCGCAAACGCGTTCAATTTTACTTAATAACTAATCATCGGCCACAGCCGCTCCCGGATGTGGTCGAGCAGTAGAAGGGAACGGAAATGCCACAAATTGTAACCGCAGCAGAACTGCGATCCATTCTTGGCGTTTCCGTTTCTCTATATTCCAACGCATATCTTGAGCAGATGATTGAGAGCGCAGAACTAACAATTTTGCCATTGCTTACTGGATACCAATCAGCAGTCACAGAAATCTTTGTAGAAAATTCAATTGCATATTATGGAACTCAGCGCGTTAATTATTTCGTGCCGGGTCAAAATGTCGTCATTACCGGATGCGGCGTTTATGATGCGACAGTCACAGTCACAGACGATCGCATTGCTCCAATGGTCTTTACGTCTGCAACGGGGCAAGCAGACAGCACATACACCATCCCAATCATTCCGAGCGGGCTTGCGTGTATTGATGGGGCAACCGCTGGCGATTTATACTCTGGCGTTGCTCCCATTAAGTCAGCAATCCTTGTTGTTGCTGTTGAAGTGTTCCAAAGTGTTACAGCTCCCGGCAATCAGATTATGAGCGATGCATTCCAGCCGTCGCCATTTGTACTTGGTCGCAGCTTGACCAGCCGCATTGTTGGCTTACTTGGTCCGTTCTTAGAAGTCGAAACGATGTGTTTATGACAATTGAAGCCGACATCCGCACACCATTGCAGACTGCACTTTCAACAATTGCAGCCAATGTCTATAACGGCATTCCAGAAACAATGACAAGTCCATCAATTATTTTGGTCGCAGATTCACCCTATTTGGAATCTACTTTGGTTAATGGATCAACAACAAAAGTGAAAATCAATATGTTAGTCACTGGGGTCATCGGTTATTCGAGCAACGCAGCAGCTTTGACCAATCTTGAAGATTTAATGATTTCAATCATTTCAACAATGCCAGCGGGATACGTTGTTGGAAATGTTAGCTCACCCGCAGTTTTGGAAGTCGGCGCAGGAAATTTCTTGACTGCTGATTTGCAAGTCTCAACGTATTACACCGACTAAGGAGAAAACAATGGCAACAACAATCATCACCGGCAGAGACATCACCTTCACCATTGACGGCGATAATTTCGATGCCCAAGCTACTTCCGCGACTTTAACAGTCGATTCAACTATTAACACATATCAGACACTTGATGGGAAAGCGTATTTCACTACTGATACGCAGGGAACATTTGCAGTCGAAATGCTTGCAGACTGGGGAGCAGCATCGTCACTATGCGAAGCACTCTGGACAGCTGCAACAAATGCGCCAAATACAGGACTTCCAGTGGTATTAGTGGCAGACACAGGTGCATCATTTGCATTTGATGTGCAGCCAATACTCCCATCAGCCGGTGGCACTGCACCAGATGCTCAAACAGTATCACTCGCATTTACTTGCGTGACTACACCAGTTTTAACAATTAGCTAATAAAGGAGCCGGGAGCATGAAACTAAATATCGAGGTCACTTATCAAACTGGAGAAGTCGCTACCTATACGGCGGCTCCCCCAGAATGGCAAAAGTGGGAGCAAAAGACTGGATTCACAATTCAACAAGCAGAGGAGAAGATTGGCATTTCTGATCTCTTATTTCTGGCCTATAACGCCATGAAGCGTGAGCAAGCCGGCAAGCCGGTAAAGTCTTACGACATTTGGTGCGAAGGCGTTGCAGACATAGGAGCAGGAAACGCAGACCCAAAAGTTACGCCGTCGGAAGTCTCAGTCGAATAGTCCTTGAGCTTGCAATAGCCACAAAGATTCCGATGAGCGAATGGACGACGGCGGAGCAGATTCTTACAGCATTCGAGATATTGGAGCGAGATTATGGCATTTAAGGCGACAAAGGGTCAAGGCTCATTTCGCATTGAGGTCGAGCCATACGAGCTAAAGAATTTGATTTCTACTCTTAATTCATTAGACAAAGAAACTCAAGGTCGCGTCAGAGATGCCGCGCAGCCATTATCCAAAAGGCTTGCTGGTCAGCTGATGATGTTCGGTGGTAGCTCACCTACTCCACAGACTAAATTGGTACTCCAATCAATGCTCACTCCCCGAGATCGATTGATTCGCGTTGATCTTGGCGGGTCAAAGAAAGTCGGCCGTCCATACGGCGGCACTGCAAGCAAAAGCGGAAAAGGCAACAAGGTTGGGCGCAGTGCAGCTCCAGCCGGTGCATTGCTCTGGGGTTCAGAATATGGATCACATTCAGGCGTTGATAGAGCTGGCAGAAAATACAGTAATCGATTCAAAGCTCCGCAAAATCGTTCTGGTTATTGGATCAATGATGCGGTCGATTATTACACTCCTGTTGTTGCAAAAGAATACATTGCCGTCGTTCAAGGAATTATTAACGATTTGAGGCTTAACTAATGGCTGGAATTCCAAAAGTAAAAATCACCTTTGATGCTGACTTTGACGAACTAAAAAAAGGTATCAAAGGCGGCCAAGCCGAAATCGAAACCTTTGGTTCAAAGGTTGGAGACTTTGGCAAGAAGGCCGGATTAGCATTTGCTGCTGCCGGCGTAGCTGCTGCTGCTTATGCGGGCAAGCTACTCATTGATGGCGTTAAGTCAGCCATTGCCGATGAAGCTGCTCAAGCTAAATTGGCGACAACTTTGCAAAATGTTACTGGTGCAACAGATGCCCAGGTTGCAGCAACCGAGAAATATATTCTTAAAACATCTTTGGCTAACGGAATCACAGACGACCAATTGCGTCCGTCGCTGGAAAGATTACTTCGCGCCACAAAAGACGTTGCCGAATCACAAAGATTGCAGACTTTAGCTCTCGACATTGCGGCCGGTTCAGGCAAGTCTTTGGAAGCCGTATCTAACGCGCTTGGTAAAGCCTACGAAGGCAATTCTGGCGCGTTGGCTAAATTAGGCGTTGGATTATCAGCGGCACAACTTAAGACCATGAGCATGGATGATGTCACACAAGCCTTGGCCACAACCTTTGGCGGGCAAGCTGCTCAAAAGGCAGACACATTTGCGGGCAAGATGGATCGTCTCAATGTCGCATTTGATGAAGGTAAAGAAACAGTCGGGTCATTTGTACTCGATGCAATCACTCCGATGGTCAATACTTTTGTCAAGGATGTCGTGCCGGTTATTCAGAAATTTGCAGAAGAAATTGGACCGAAGCTGCAACCTGTAATCAAATTCCTTGGCGATTACATTCAAGAAGTATTGCTACCAGCGTTTAAGGGCATTTGGGGATTTATCAATGATTTCTTGATTCCTATATTTTCAGCAATTCTTACGCCAGCCATTAACGGGTTGCGTGGCGCATTTGAAAAAGTACAAAAGGCCATCAGCGATAACTCTGAAGAATTGCAACCATTCTTTAACGTAATGAAAGCCGTTGGAGAATTCGCCAGAGATACTTTGGCTCCCATTTTTGGCACAACATTGAAATTGGCATTTAACGTATTAGGCACAATTATTTCATCTACAATATCGGGATTTAGCAAAATTGTTGATGCAGTTACCAGAGTCGTCAATGCAGTCAAGGCATTTATTAAGCTCATGACAGACAATCCAATCACACGATTCTTTGGCCTAAGTGGAGATAACTCCAAAGGCTTAAAGGCCGGCGGTGCAGAATTTAATCCAAATGTTGGCGGCGATATGGGTGGCGGTACTACTATGCCGGCATTTAACTTTGATACTGGCGGTGGATTATTTGAAGCATTAGGTTTAGGTGGAGCAGGTGTATCTAAGAGTTTTACATTGCGACAATTGAAAAATATGGGAATAACGCAAGAAATTGCAAATAAATTGGCGGCAGAAGATGTCATTCGAAATGCGGCAATGCAAGCGCAAATTGATGCAAGATCGCGGCCAAATATCAATGTCACAGTCAATGGGGCAATTGATGCCGAAGGTACAGCTCGCACCATTGTAAATACGCTCAATAATTCATTCTTCCGCGGTACAGGCGGCGCATCGAATTTGCAGACAACATGAGCGTATTTAATCCAGTCTGGAAAGTCACAATCGGTGGATATGAATACACGACGGCGATTCTTTCAAATCTGACAATCACTTCGGGTCGTGTCAATATCTATGAGCAAGCCAATGCTGGCTACGTCAATCTTGAAATCATCAATCTAGATCAATCAGCTGTTCCAATTTCAATCAACGATTCCGTGGCTGTTCAACTAAAAGACTCAACTAACACATTTGTTCCGATATTTGGCGGTTCAGTCGTGGATGTCAGCATTTCAATCGCTGATCTTGGAAATGTGGCATACAGCCAAAGCATCAGGCTTATCGCTGTCGGAGCTTTAGCCAGACTTCCAAAAGCATTGACCGATGGTGTTCTGGCAAAAGCCTATGATGGCACTCAAATTTACAATGTGCTAAAACAGGTTCTATTCGATTCATGGCAGGAAGTGCCGCAAGCTCTTACGTGGGCGACTTATTCGGCGACAACCACATGGTCTAATGCTCAAAATTCTGGATTGGGTGAAATAGATCAGCCAGGTAATTATGAACTAGCTGCACGTTCATCATCTCGAACTGATGTCTATTCTCTCGTTTCAGCACTTGCAACGTCGGGTCTTGGTTACATCTATGAAAATGCATACGGTCAAATTGGTTATGCGGATTCGACGCATCGCAGTCAATACCTAGCAGCGAATGGTTATGTTGATCTAAGTGCTAACAATGCACTTGGTTCTAGATTGACCATTCAGCAACGTGCAGGCGACGTTCGAAACTCAGTCACGATTAAATATGACGCAACATCATCGTCTGAAAAGTCTGCATCCAGCACTGAATCCATAGGACTTTATGGTGAATTGGCTCAAATCGTCACAACTACTTTGCACAATGCCGTGGATGCAGAGGATCAGGCAGCTTTCTACTTGACGCTCAGAGCATTCCCACAATACAACTTCAATTCAATCACCTATGAGCTGACGAATTCGGAAATTGACGATTCAGATCGTGACAATCTCATCAATGTATTTATGGGAATGCCCGTTGCACTTTCAGACTTACCGTTGAACATGTCATCAGGAACTTATTTAGGTTTCGTTGAAGGCTGGACATTTCAGGCAAACTACAATCAAATTTCCATCACTCTCAATCTGTCACCACTAGCGTTTAGCCTTCAGGCGATGCGTTGGAACGATGTGCCAGTGACGGAAAAGTGGAACACAATCAATCCAACACTTACATGGGAAAACGCGACGCTGGTCGCATAAGGAGAAAAAATGAGCAATCCAACAACACCGTTCAGCTGGCAAATGCCGACTGCCACGGATCTTGTGACCGACTTACCAGCGGATTTCGAAGTCTTTGGTCAAGCGGTGGCAACTTCATTGGCTGATTTATTAGGTGGAACGACTGGACAGATATTGACCAAGAATTCCAACACAGACATGGATTTCGTATGGTCTAGCGAAGCTGGAGATATTTCAGCAGTGACCGTTTCAAGCCCAATCACAGGCGGTGGAACTTCGGGTTCTGTCAATATAGCAATCCAAGACGCATCGACATCACAAAAAGGATCAGTGCAGCTTTCAGATTCGACATCGACAACATCATCAGTCTTAGCTGCAACGCCGACAGCAGTCAAAGCTGCCTATGATTTAGCTGCTGCTGCACAACCAAAAGCATCAACATACACAGCAAAAACTGCGTCATATACTTTCGCAGCTGGTGACGAATACAACATCTTCAGCATGAACAACGCTGCAACTCAGCAATTCAACATTCCAACCGATGCAACTTACAACTTCGCGGTGGGTACTGAAATTAACGTATTCTGGATTACTGGAGCTGGTCAGCCAACAATCGGAGCAGTAACACCAGCAACAACAACCGTCATTTCAACTGGTGCAACCAGTGCAACACCAAAACTTCGCGTTGCAAACTCTGGAGCAACATTGAAGAAATTAGCCGCTAACTCATGGATCGTATTTGGAGACATTTCCTGATGACACCAATGCTCGGAATCATGTCTAGTGCTGGTTATCCAAGAACCATTGGAAACATTGACTATTTACTCATTGCTGGCGGTGGCGGTGGCGGCGGTGGTAACGCAGGTATGGGCGGCGGTGGAGCTGGTGGTCATATCTATCAGACTGCTGTTACTGGTTTATTAAAAGGCACTAACTACGCAGTGACTATCGGCGCAGGTGGAACAAGCTCTAGCGGCAGCAGCACATCTGGCAATAATTCATCTTTTCATTCATACACAGCGGCAGTCAAAGGCACGACAGGCGTTGGAAACGGCACGGCCGCAACTGGTGGTTCAGGCGGTGGCGGTGGAGTCGATGGCGGTGGAACTGTTGCCTATGGTGGCGCAGGAACAGCAGGACAAGGAAATTCTGGCGGCAATGGTGTTCTTTACAACGTCAGCGGTGGAGCAGATCCGCGTAAGTATTTAGGCGGTGGCGGCGGCGGAGCAAGCGCAAGCGGAACAACAGCAGTCACAGCTGGTGGCGCAGGTGGCGCAGGAACAGCAACATCAATTACAGGAACTTCAGTCACACGCGCTGGCGGTGGCGGCGGTGGTTCAGGTGGAGAAAATGCTGCTTATCGAGCTGCTGGCGCAGGTGGTTCAGGCGGCGGTGCAACTGGCCGTGTCGCCGATGGAACAGTTACCAATGCAACAGCTAACACTGGCGGTGGCGGTGGCGGTGGAAACTACAACGGAAACGCTGGTTATGTTGCTGGTTCTAATGGCGGCTCAGGTGTTCTCATTCTTCGATATTTAGGGACTGCAACAATCACAATTGGCGCAGGATTAACAGGAACAGAAGCAACTGATGGATCTTACAAAGTCGCCACGATTACTGCTGGCACTGGAAATGTGAGCTGGTCATAATGGCACACTATGCATTCTTAGATGAAAACAATGTAGTCACTGAAGTCATCACTGGAGTCGATGAAACTGAACTCATTGAGGGTTTAGATCCAGAGACATGGTATGGAAATTATAGAAATCAGCGTTGCGTTCGTACTTCCTACAATCGCAACATTCGCAAAAATTACGCTGGCATAGGTTATACATACGACGAAGCACGTGATGCATTCATTCCACCAAAACCAAAAAATGCCGTTGGATTTGATGAAGAAACATGTGAATGGGTTCTTCCGAAAGAATTCAATGCTCAGCCATAACGGATGGAAAGCATCGAAAGATGCAGCTGAAATCGACATTATCAGCGTTCCAATCGAGGGAACTCAGATCAAGGTGCGATGTGCAAAAGCCGTCGCGCCATTGATTGCTGGATTCTGCAAAGAATTCCATGAGCTAATTGAACCGATTGATGAAGGTCAGCTTGATGATTGGGGTTATGCGTTCAGGATGATACGTGGCAGCACCGACAAACTGAGCAATCACGCGTCGGGAACTGCCATTGATCTAAACGCTACGAAACACCCGCTGGGCAAGGTCGGCACATTCCCATCAGAAAAGGTCGCAATGATTCGAGCTTTAGCCAAGAAGTACGGGCTAAAATGGGGCGGCGATTACAAAGGCAGAATTGATGAAATGCACTTCGAAATCGAATTAAGTGAAGCGAAGGTCGCGGCACTTATCGGGAGCTTGAAGCTAGGAGAAAACTAATGGATCAAGCAAAAGCAATGCTGGCATCATGGGCAAGAAGCTCAGTCGCCGGCGCGTTGGCCGTCTATATGACCGGCAATACCAATCCAAAGGATTTGGCCTTGGGTCTAGTGGCGGGAATTGTTCCGGTACTTGCTCGCTGGGCTAATAAAAACGACGTGGCATTCGGCAACAAGAAATGAGCGTAGGCGAATGGACGGCGGTCGGTGGGCTTGTTCTTGCGGTGCTGACTGCCATCTATTCGTCAATGCGATTCATGGTGAAGTCGATCATGCGAGAGCTTTCACCGAATAGTGGCAATTCTCTCAAAGACCAAGTAAGCCGGATAGAGCAAAGGCTTGACCAGTTGATTCTTGAAATGGCTCTAAAGAAGTAACCGACACGCCGATTCTTAGGCGGGAATCTTGAATTTGTCGGCTATGCGTGTCACTCTGTAATTCGGGAGCTGGTACGCAGCTCTCAGAATCGGGAGCAGGAAATGACAACAAGTGAAGTCGGGCTATTCGTCTTGATGGCGATAGCGTGCATTCTCTGGGCAATATGCAGTTATGCAGTCGGATACAAAGAAGGCCACAAAGATGGCTATCAACGCGGCAAGACAGTCGGCCGTCATGCATCATCTCAGGCGGTGCGCTAATGGGGTTCTTGGACGGCTACGAGGCCGCACGTGCCAGAACAGATCGTTGGATTGCCACATACCCAAGCGGTCGCATTGAAACAGAAATCATGGAATTCAACGCTGAAAAGGGTTACGTTCTAGTGAAGGCAATTGGTTATCGCAATGCAGATGATGTTCATCCAGCCGGCGTTGATTTCGCTTACGGTTATCAAGGCGCATACGTCCAGAACATGAAACGCTGGTTCGTAGAAGATACAGTCACCAGCGCAATTCTTAGAGTTATGCAGCTCATCATGGGCGGTGCAGAGCGCACAACACGCGAGACGATGGAGCAGATTGAAGCTCTACCAGCCAAGGTTGCAAAGACTGACCTTGACTACGATTACTGGACGACCAAATTTGGTGAAGTGCCATCGTTTAAGACTCAAGAAGAAGTCGATGCAGCTGGCACACCAGATTCATTGCAACAGTGCAAGCATGGCAAGCGCATATTTAGAGAAGGCACATCTAAGACAACCGGAAAGCCTTGGGCAAATTACAGTTGCATTGAAAAGAAGCCAGAGCAATGCGATCCAAATTGGTTAGTCATGAGCAGCGATGGCAAATGGAAGCCACAGCTATGAGTGGTGCAATTGAGATAATTAATCCAAGGACTATGACTTGCACACTGATGGAAGATGGCGTCGTTCTTGCAACCTACAAAGTCGAGCAATGTGACAAATGCTCCAAGCTAGTTAAATTCGATGAATTCGGTTATCAAAAGGGCTATGGCAATGAAAAGATTATTTGGTTCTGCTGGGAATGCCGATGATTATGGTGCGATTATCGCGTGAAGATGAAGTCATTGCACACACTGCCGGACTTGCCAGAGAATCGCGCTATGGATCAAACCCTAAATTCGTAGGCAATAAAGGTAACTTTCACAATGCTGTTGTCATTCATTCAGAAGCTGTTGGAGCTGAGATTGCAGTGGCCAGATACTTTGGCGTTGAGGACTTTGAGCCGACTATCAACACATTCAAGAATGAACCGGATGTCTATTGGAACGGCATTGCAATCGAAGTCAAACAGACTCCACACAAACGCGGTCACTTAATCATTAGCGAAGATGATCGTGATACTGACATCGCCGTTCTAGTCGTAGGCGAATCACCGACGTATTACGTGATGGGCTGGATACCAGTGGGCGTTGCAAAGCGGCCAAGGTTCCAATCTGCTCAAGGCGGTTACTGGGTCAGTCAGATTAATCTGCAACCCATCGAGACGTTAAGGAAATCCATTCATGCCAATACTTGAATTTGATTGCTCAATCTGCGCAAAGCTCTACGGCAAAGCAAAGCAACGTCATGGCATCCGAAAGACATCAGAGTTATCGCTTCATGAGTGGTTCGCTACTTGTCTGGGATGTGGAGCTTTAGGCATCAAGCTAGTCGATGATGCAAAGGTTGAAGGCTTGTCTCTATGAATAAGTTATCCACAGGCGTTATCCACAGGGTGTGCGCAACGCCCAAGAGTACGCTCAATGTTGCATCTTACTTGACTGCATCGGTACGCTCCATACTCGCTGGCGAGCCGCTGATGCGGATAGCTCGCAGGCGAAGTCTGGTGCTATTGGGTGTTCTATGTGTTGTGGGCACAACACCAGCGGAAGCAGTGACACAGATAGATAATTTGAAGCTATATGCTCATTCTCGATTGATTAACTATGAGCAATTTCAATGTCTGAACAAGCTGATAACAGCTGAGTCATCGTGGAGAATCAATGCTGTTAATCCAAATGGGAAACACTTTGGGCTTGGCCAGATGAAGAATACTAAGTATCGTGACCTTGATGGCTATCGTCAGATTGACTGGAGCATTCGATATATCAAGGGACGTTATGGATCAATGTGCAATGCTTATCGTCATTGGCAGAAGCATGGGTGGCATTGATGGTCAGCGGTAAGCATGCGCGGGTTTATGGCTCAGCTTGGCGCAAGATGCGTGTCTATATCTTGGCAAGAGATGGCCATACGTGCCAGTATTGTGCAGCTCCGGCCACAACAGTGGATCACGTGGAGCCGGTAGCTAAAGGCGGTGAGATATTGAACCCGGAGAACCTAGTTGCCGCATGCGTATCGTGTAACTCAAAGAAGCAAGACAAGGACAGTCGCTTTTTTTTGAAGCCCGTTTCCACCGCCATGCTCTCCCGTGAAATCCTTTCACCACCAAACGAGACGTTTAGTTATGACTAGGACTGGACAGGGCAAGACAAG